CGACGTACTTCGAATTTAGGGCGGCGGTCGCGGGCTCCAGCTTGATCGAGGACGGTACGGCTTGCTCATAGCTCGGGAACGTGCCGTCGACGAGCATCCCTGCGGCGGTCGCGTAGATCGCATTCGGGTGCGCGTCGGCTGCCGCCCCCGCGTCTGCGGCGTCGATTACGGCCATATCGATCCGCATGCCTTCCAAGCCGTCTCGCTTGATGACCAAGAATCGCGTGCCGTTTTTCGCGGGCTTCCGGGCCGCGGACAAAATCGCCTTGTCCAGGGGGAGGATCACGTCCACGGCGGGCCACCCGGCGAGCTTTTCCGGGTCGGTCCCTGCGGACGGGCACGCGACGAACATTCTATGTCCGTCGGTCGCGACGACGTGGCCGGCTGCGGTCAGGGCCACACCGTTGAGATAGTAACGGGTTTCCTCGGTCGACGCGAACAGGGCGGCGTCGGCGTAGTAGTGAGCGGGAAAAATGATCGTCGGGTGCATGTGCGGTTCTCCTAGGGCTGTTAAGCCCCGCCATCGGTGCGATGGCCGGGGCTGGCGGGGAGTGATGGGGTCACCAAAACACCGCCCGATAAACCGTGAGGCCGGTCGGGTTCGGGAACCGGCTCGGGGCGGGCTCCCACCGGCTGCACTCCCACCCGCCCATGAAGCCGGCGTCGTAGGTCGTCTTCGGCGGGCGCTTTGCGGCGGCCAGGTACTCGTTGCCGCCGACCGCGTAGATGGGGCATGGCGTGCGGCCCGGCTGGTAGCGGTAGTCTTCGATTTCTGCGACGTCCCACCCCAGGTGTTCGGCTACCGCAAGGGCGACCTTTGATATTCGTGCCATCGTCTGTCTCCCGGTTAGTGGGGCATCGCCCCGTTGACAAAGCGAATGTAGCGCACTGAGTGCAGGGTGTCAATGCACTATGTGCAGGTTTTATCGATGTTCCACATTCACGGCATTTCGGGGATGCCGAAGGACAGCGCGGCGCACGCGAGGGCGACGGTTTTGGGAATCTTGACCGGCTTGCCCGTATCGGCTCGCGTCTCGCGCTCCCACAGGGCAATCGTTCCGGTGGACACGCCGAGGGCGGTGGCGGCGGCGCGCTGGGACATTTTCGCCCGCTCGCGCCATGCCTTGAAGGTGGCGGGGGTCATCAGATTGCATTCTCCGGGAGGTGTTGCGGTGCGTGACCATGAAGACACTATCCGCCTTGCTCACGAATACCTTAAAGGCGGCCACATTTCCGATGCGGTTGCGGTGCTGGCGGAAACCGTCAATTCGCTCCCGCCGCTTGTCGTGAAAACCCCCTGCGACGACACCGACAACCCTGACTGGATGTGTCAGGATTGCCGGTGCTGGAAGCAGTTTCGCGCCGTCTGTAGTTAGCGCCCCAGCGCCCTTGTCGCCCGCCCTATGATGGTCTGGAACTGAAGGAAGGCGTCGCTGCCGAGCGCGCCGTGAAAGTCCGTAACCAGCCGGTCGAAGGCTGCTAACTTCACCGCATCCGGGTAGTTCGCGAGATCAATGGCCAGCTCCCAGAAGCGGGCGAGTTCGTTGCTCGTGAGGGTGGTCGGGCGGAACATGGCGCTCTCCGTTGTTGGTAGAGACACGTTACTCACACAGTGAGCATATGTCACTAGGTAAATGCACTCACTCAGTAGAAAATTTGAGAGGGGCGCCACCCGAAAGGACGCGCCGCAACGGCATGACCGGCGATCCAGCAACAAATGGCGAGAAGCGGAACCCGAGCTGGTTCAAGCCGGGACAGGTCGCGAACCCCAAGGGCAGACCCAAGGGCGCCCGGCATAAGCTAGGCGAAGCGTTCCTAGAGGCGCTGGCGAGCGACTTCGAGGCGCACGGCCCGCAGGCCATTGCCGAGGTCCGCGAGAACCGCCCCGCTGACTACCTAAAGGTCATCGCGTCCATTCTCCCCAAGGAAATGAACGTCAAGGTGGACACGACCGACGAGTTGACCGATGACCAGCTTGACCAGCGCATCCGAGCCCTTGCCGACGCCATCGGGATCGAAGTCCGACTTGGTGGCAGAGCTTCTAGCGGCGATGGAAGCGAAGAAGCGTCGGTTAGACACTAACCGGCTCAAGGCGTATTCGCCGTACCCTCGGCAGAAGCAGTTCCACGAGGCCGGCGGGCGGTTCCGCGAGCGCCTGTTCGCGGCGGGAAATCAGCTCGGGAAGACGTTTTCGGGCGGTGCCGAGTACGCCATGCACGCCACGGGACTTTATCCGTCGTGGTGGAAAGGCCGGACGTGGGCGCGGCCCATCGTCGGGTGGGCGGCAGGCGTCACGGGCGAAAGCACGCGAGACAACGTACAGCGCATGCTTCTCGGCCGGCCGGGGCAGTTCGGCACGGGCTTGATCCCGAAGGATTGCTTGATCGACACGTCGTCGTCGCGCGGCGTGTCCGACCTTGTTGATACGATATGGGTCCGTCACGCCAGCGGCGGCACGTCTATCATCGGTCTCAAGTCGTATGAGAAGGGCCGGGAGAAGTGGCAGGGCGAGACCTTGGACCTTGTATGGTTTGATGAGGAGCCGCCCCAAGACATCTACATCGAAGGCATCACGCGCACGAACGCGACGGGCGGCTTGGTCTACATGACCTTCACGCCGTTGCTCGGCATGAGCGACGTAGTCGCCCGGTTCTTCCAAGAGGAAAGCCCCGATCGTCACGTCACGAAGATGACGATCGACGACGTGGACCACTACACGGCCGAGGAGCGGGCGCGGATCATCGCCAGCTATCCGCCACATGAGCGGGAAGCGCGGGCGCGGGGCATCCCGGCGCTGGGGTCCGGTCGAGTTTTCCCGATAGCCGAAAGCGAAGTGACGTGCGAGCCGTTTGATGTGCCCGAATGGTGGCCGCAGATTGGCGGGCTTGACTTCGGATGGGACCACCCGTTCGCCGCCGTGAGGGTGGCGCACGACCCTGACAGTGACCGGGTGTATGTCATCGCGGGCTATCGCCAGCGCGAGGCCACGCCGATCATTCACGCGGCGGCGCTTCGGCCTTGGGGCGAATGGCTGCCGTGGGCATGGCCGCACGACGGCTTGCAGCACGACAAGGGGTCGGGCGAGCAACTGGCCGAGCAGTACCGCAAGCAAGGGCTGAACCTGCTGAACGATCGCGCGACGTTCGAGGACGGGACGAACGGCGTTGAGGCCGGCGTGTATGATATGCTCATGCGGATGCAGACCGAGCGGCTAAAGGTGTTCTCCACCTTGGGCGAATGGTTTGACGAGTTCCGGCTGTACCACCGGAAGAACGGCGTCATCGTCAAGGAGCGCGACGACCTTATGAGCGCGACGCGGTATGCGATTATGATGCTGCGCCACGCGACGACGCCGGGCATGGTCCGCTCGTATCAGCCCCCCGTCTACTTCGACAGCTAGCCGGCCACCTTCGGACGCCGGGAGGAGATAATCGTGCGGCTTATTCTAGTGCGGCACGCCCGCACGATCCTGCAAGATAAGAAGATCATCGCCGGGTCGAACATCGACGCGGGCTTGTCGCACCCTGGCAAGGGCCAAGCCAAGGCCCTCGGGCCGATGATCGCGGGCGTTCCGTTGTGGTTCGTCTCCCCGATGCAGCGCGCTCAGGAAACGGCGGCCATCGCGGCGGAAGCGGCCGGGACCAAGCCGAAGCTCGTCACCGTGCCCGCGCTGATCGAGCGCGACTATGGCGAGGCCGATGGGAAGACGGTGCCATGGGTGATGGAGCGCTACGGCTATTACGCGCACGACGATTGGGACACTCAGCACGACCAAGCCCCGCCGGGCGGCGAGACGCTGGCGCAGGTGCGGCTTAGGGTGCTGGATTGGTGGCGCGGTCAGGACGTCGAGGAAGCGGTGGTGATCGCGCACAAGCACGTCCTTCGGATGCTCCATCACGGGCTGACGGGGGAGGACTACGAGCCCCGCAACGCCGAGCCGCTGGAGGTGGTGCTTTGACCACGCAGACGTGGCGCACGCTGATCCAGCGCGCCGACCGGGACTGGACGAAGAACGCCGTGCGGCCGGTGGCCTACGAGTTCTCCAACGGGCGCGAGTTCAAGGTGCTTGAACGGCCGGGGCAGCCCTACGGCACGGGCACCTCGACGTGATCGCGGCCATCGTCCTTTGGCTCGCGGCGGCCTATCGCATTCGAGGTCACCGGCCTGATGCGGGCGTGCTTCGGGTGGTCATGCACCCGGTCTTCACCCTGCGTCCGATGTGGGCAGCGTCATGCTTCGGCGTGGTCTACATCCTCACGGGTGCCGTGTGGATTGCGGGCGCCGTCGCCATCGGGGAGTGGATCGGCCTGCACATCCGCCATGCGCCGGGGCAGGACATGGGAACGTGGGCCGGGACGGTGCGCGATGACGTGATCGCCATGGCGGTCGTCGGCACGCAGCGCGCAATCGTCGTCGGCGCCGCCCTTGGTGCGGCGTGGCTGGCGGGCTTGGTCGCGACGTTCCCGTTGGCGTGGGTTGCCCTGCCGCTCGCCTACGCCGTGACCCTCCCGCTGTCCTATTACATCGGGTGGCGCATCCCTTGGCGGGTGCCGCCGCTCCTCCGGGGCGGGATCGAGTGGAGTGAGTTTCTCACGGGCGCCTCACGGGCGCTCGTTTTCGTTGTCGTGTTCGGAGCCTGACATGGCGGTCATCGAAGTCCTCCCCTACGCGAGCGTGGAACAAGCCGCCACGATGGCAGCCGACCAGAAGCTCGCGAGCGAAGTGGCGCGCGTGCTGCGAAGCCACTATCCGGGCTGGTCGTTCGCGGTCCACGCCGACAGCCGCACCGGCATGGTCACGGTCGAGAATTGGGACCTAAGCGAGCGCATGGGGTTCTACATCCGCATGAGCGAATTGGACGGCCCCGAGGCCATCAAGCGCAAGGCGGTATGGGCCGGCGGCGAGTTTCTAGAGCGCCACGGCCTTCCCGCGACGAAGGCGAATGAGGCCGACCGCGACGCCAAGCAAGCCCGCGCGTGGTTCGCGTAAGGAGTTCAACATGCTGAACGACGACGCCTCGTCCAAGATGGAGGACGGGCAGACGGCCGACGTGTCTTCGCGCGATTGGCTGGCGCTCGCCCGGACCTGTTGGGACCAAAGCGAGAGCTTCGTCCAGTCTGAGCTTCAAAAGCCGTGGGAACGCGCCCTCGACCATTTCCACGGCCGGCACCCGAGCGGATCGAAGTACAATAGCGACGACTACCGAGGCCGGTCCAAGCTGTTTCGCCCGAAGACCCGATCGACCATCCGCAAGGGTGAAGCGGCGTGCGCGGCCGCGTTCTTTTCGACCCAGGACGTCGTGAGCGTCACGGCGGTAGACGACGGCGACCCGGTGCAGATTGCCAGCGCTGAGGTGATGCATCGCGTGCTTCAACACCGGCTCACGAAGTCGATCCCGTGGTTTCTGATCGTCCAGGCGCAGTTTCAGACGGCGAAGACGATGGGGTACTGCGCTTCGCGGCAGGAGTGGCTTTACGAGCGCGTAATCGAGACGGTGCAGCAGCAGGTCATGGACCCCATGACCGGAGCGCCCGTGCTTGACGCTGAGACCGGCGAGCCCATCGCCATTGACGTCCCGATGGAGACGGTGCGGAAAGACATTCCGGTCATTAAGCCCTTCCCGCCGGAAAATTTCCGATTCCACCAAGGCGCGGACTTCCTCAATCCGGCGAC